AGGCAAAACGGGGCTTTTGCGTTAGCAAAAGGGTCGGGTAGCCTTTAGTTGCTTCTTAGGCGGAATTCACTTCCGCCGTTAAAGAAGGTTAAAAAAGGAGTTAAAATGAAAGATTATGGAATATCTTATATGCCCGAACTAGAACAAATTTTATTAGAGCCAAAAGAACCTATCATCAACAATAAGCTTGATGAAAACAAAATCAATGAACTGATTGATAAAAAACTACAAGGACTTCAAGGCATAAAAGGTGAAAAAGGCGAAACTGGAGAAACTCCTAGCGATGAGAAGTTAATCACGCTTATTAATGAGAGTTTAAGAAGTTCTGATTTGCAAGTATCAAGCATACAAATCGTATCCAATGCACCTACTTATCAAAGCACGGCTAAGGTAGGAGAAGCAAGGCTTGTTCTAGGAGAAAGAAAACAGCTTTTTGTTTGTATCAAGGCAGAAGATACTCTTAGCAATTGGGTGGATGTGCTAGGGGATGGAAGTGGCGATATTATAAGCAAACATAAGGTTTTAATCTCTTTTGACACCACAACAGAAACAAACGCACAATATGGTGGATGTATGAGTGATTTGCGTTTTGCTTTTGAGAATGAATTTGCGAGTGCGATTGAATGGACAAGGGCATTAAACGAGTGTGAGTTTTTATTGCAAAAAGATGGCAATGGCTTAAGTACAAATAATGCTAATGAAGTCTCTGCTCTTTCTTACCCTCAAGCAAATCAAATTAAAGCTAGGCTTAGCACTCAAGGCATTTATGCGGATGTTAATTCTCATGCTATCGGGCAGGTTTTAAAGCTCTATGATGGTGATTATACTTCTTGTTGTTTATGGGCGGCTAGTGGGACAAGGGCTGTGAATGTAGAGCTTGAAAGTGAAAAAATGCCAAATCAAATTTTTATTAGAGGGGACGGATATTATGGTGGGGTTAGTATTTCTAATCTTAGAGTAAGAAAGACAAGTTTTATAGGGGATGTAGAGCTTGAAAGTGAAGATTATGACATTAGCACACTGGAGAATTCTTTTGGAAATAAAGGCTTTTTATTTGGGGTGCAAAAAAGAAATGAAAGAAGCACAAAAACTACAAAGAAAGGAAAAAAATAATGCCAGCACAATTTGGAGTGAATTTTAATATCAGCAACGGCGCAGCCAGTCCTATCAAGGTGCAAAGTGATACACCGCTAGGAATAGCGGCTTGTCTAAGGGGTGCAAGTAAAGAAATGATTTATACAAAGGCTGGATATGAAAGCGTAGAAGCTATGCCAATCTTTGCCTTTTCAAGCGTCAGTAAGGCAAAAGAATTTGTAAGTGATTTGATTAAAGAAAATAACTTGCAAGATTTTAGGCTTTTAGATACTTTAGAATGTATCCATTTACAAAATGTAAGCAATGTCATCATCCTTAGCTTTTTTGAAGAAAGCCAAGAAGAGCTTACAGCTAACCCTAAGACGAGGGTTTTAGGGGATTTGGAAGGGCAAAGCCCTTCATCGCAAAGCGGAATTCTCAAAGAGAGTGCGGAGCACAAGACTTCCACTACGAAGTGCTGCGAAGCCATAGAAGCCTTTAAAAAAGCCAAGCATAAAACAGGTTTTAGCCCTGATTTAATCCTTGCTCCTTATTACTCCCATGAAGCAGGAGTAAAGGCTAAACTTGAAAGCGTCGCAAGTTCTATGAATATCACAGCCCTTGTAGATTTATATGCAAATAACGTTGGAGAAGCGATTAATGCTATGCAAAGTTTTAGCTCCAAAAGACTCATTGCCGCTTGGCCTTGGGTGCAAATTTTAAACACAAGGGGTCAGTATGCCTATGTTCCACAAAGCCCTATCATAGCAGCGATGATAGCCCACACAGATGGGGATAAAGAATACGGCTTTAGCGATTCTTATTCAAATAGAGTGATGAATGGGGTTGTAGGGATGGAACATTTTATCGATTTTGTTATGGGTGAGAACTGCGATGCCGATAGATTAAGGAATGCTCACATCTCAACTTGTGTTTTAGCTGAGGGTTATCGTTCTTGGGGTGGCGAAACCAGCCATGAAGATACGATTTGGCAAGATTTAGCAAGGGTTAGAACCTTTGATAAAATAGCACAAGCAGGACAAAAAGCAGCCTTTAAAGCCATCGATAAAAAGGCAAGCCAGTTGTATTTTATAAAAATCAGCATAGAAGAACTTTTAAGAGATTTAAAAGGAGCTAAGGTATTGATAGGTTATGAAGTTTCTTGGGATGAAGAAAGAAACACGGCTGCGAATGTGAGTGCTGGGAAATTTTATCTTAATATAAAGATGATGAATAATCCAATAGTAAAACAAATCACTTTAGAGTTTATCTACACTGATGAATACTCAAGCGATTTGATTAAAACTATTAGTGTGGAGTAGCTCAGGCGTGGGCTTTAGCTTTTTACTTCAAGGCTTAAGCCTTTCGTAACTCATCGCACGAGTGCGAACGCTTTACTTGAGAAGTTACTTTAGCAAGGCTTTGCCTTGCGTTAAAAGTAAATTAAAAATAAAAGGAGACGATAAAAATGTTTAATAAAATCCCTCAAGTCGTAGAACAAGCAAATTGTTTTATAGACGGCTATGGTTATGCTGGAGTAGCAAGAGATATTACTTTGCCTGTTATAGAGCAAGAAGTATTAGAAAGTAAAGGTGCCTTAAGTGCAAATTATGGCACAGGTGTATTTAAAGCAATGGAATGCTCTTTTAAAATTAGCCAAATGGGAGAGCAAGCTTTTGAGGCTTTTGGTGCAAATACTTTCTCAAAATTTAAAATCCCACTTGTTTTTAAAGCAAGTATTCATGAAAGCGGATCAGGAAATGAGGTGCCTTTTGTAGTAGAATTAAATGGAGAATTTACCTCTATGACCCCGCCTTCTATTGTAGCAGGCGCTGAATTTACAAGTGAAATAAAAATCAATGTGCATTTTATAAAAATCACAATGGATGGCAAAAGACTATTTTTAGCCGATGTAAAAAATCTTATCCTAGAATTTAACGGCAAGGATAAAATGGCACAAGTAAAAGCAAATTTAAGTCTATAAGGAGAACATTATGTCAAAAATAATCAAACTATCGAATGGAAATGAAGTTAAATTTAACTCCCCAACAGCGGGGATGTTGCGTAGAGCTATGGATATGGAAAAAGCAGAAGGCTCAAGAGCCTTTTATATGATAGGAGAATGCACTAATATGAGTTTAGAAGAGCTTGATAATTTAAGCCTTGGAGACATTACTCTTTTAAGCAATGAATTAAACAATTATCAAACTCCCAGTGGGAGCGCTGAATAATGAAGCTATTGCATTAATAGCTCATTATTTACATTTTTCTTATAATGAAATTATGGACTTAGATATAAAAGATTATCTTGAATTTTTGGAAATTAGTTTAAAAATCGCTAAGAGTGTTTAAGCTTAAAAAAACAATAGATAAAGCTTACAATATAAAGTATCAAAGAAAAAAGTACAAAAAATGAAGTGATATTAACAAAACCTGCTAAATAATCATCGCTTAAAAAAGAAAGTATAAAAGCGACAAAAACACCGAGTGTTAAAAAGGCTTTAAAAACGATTTTAAAGTTTTTTAAAAAGAATATTTTAGCGTTTAAATCATAATCTATTTTTTTCATAAATAGATTTTACAATAAAAAGGAAAAATATGCAAGATTTGGGACTTAGCTTTGGTATATCTTTAGCCTTTAAAGGCTTTAAAGAATTTGCTAAAAACACTGAGGCTTTGAAAAAATTTAGTGCTAATTTAGATCAAAGCAATAAAAGTGTAAAAGCCTTAAATAAAAGCATTGATGCATTAGAAAAATCCAAGGCAAAGATTAAAGCCATAGGCGAAGAGTTTAGTGCTTTAAAAGGTGAGCTTTTAGCTAAAGGTGCGAGTGCTTTAGCTATCGGTGTGCCTGTAAAAATCAGTGCCAATCTTGAAGATGATATGAATGATATAAACGCCTTTTTAAATACAAATAATGAAAGTTTGAATCTTTTACGAAAAAACTTTTTAAAACTAAGTTCTAATATAGGAATGAATGTTAATGAGCTTACTAAATTGGGCGAGGCAGGAGCAAGGCTTGGGATAAAAAGCGAAAGTGAGCTTTTAAAATTTAGCGAACTTGGTGCTAAATATAGTAAAGTTTTTAAGCTAAATAATGAAGAGAGTATCAATTTCATGAGTAAGCTTTCTAATATTTATAAATTAAATACCAAAGATATGCAAAATCTTGGAGATAAGATAATTGGAGTGGCTAAAGCCAGCAATGTAAGTGCTACAAGTGTTGCTAAGATAATGAATGAGGTAGGAGGCGATGCAAAGCTTATTGGTATGAGTGTAGAGGGTGCGGCTGCTTTAAGCGCTGCTTTTGCAAGTGCGACTAAGAATGAAGGCGAAGCGATTGGAACTTTTAAAGCAATGACGGGTGTTATGAGTAATTTAAATAATGCAAGTGATGATATGAAAACTAAGTTTTTAAGCTTGGGACTTAGCACAGAACAACTAAATGCTTATTTTAAGCAAGATGCAAGCGCTGCGGTTAAAGTGTTTTTAAATCAGATTAAAACCTTACCAAAAGACGAGATGGTCTCTTTCTTAAATTCGGTTTTTGGCACGGGTGCAGGTATGATGCAAAATTTAGTCGATAATACAGACAAATACGAAGAAGCTTTAAAATCTTTAAAAAACACAAAAATGGGCGCTTTAAATAATGAATTTAAAAAGCTAGAAGATTCTACTAATACAAGCTTTGCAAAGCTTAGTGCCAGTATGGCAAATCTTAGTGTAAGCATAGGCGAAGCTTTAGCACCTGCTTTAAGTTTTGTTATGGATAGTATCTCGTCTTTGATTAATTTTGTTAGAGAGCTTATGGATGCCTTTCCAAATTTAAGCAAAATTATAGGCGCCTTAGTAGTTTCTTTAACTATGGCTAGCATAGCCTTAAGTGCTTTAAAAGTAGGATTTTTAGTCGCAAAAATTGCAGGAGCGCAATTTGCTTTTACACTTAATGCTATAAGAATTGCTTTTAATATATTGAAAATTGCTTTTTTAAGCAACCCCATAGGGCTTGTTTTAATGTCAATTGCCGCCATTGCAACACTTGTTATGATGAACTGGGATAAAGTTAAAACCTTTTTCATAGGATTTATAGATAAAATTGGTTCTGTTTTTAGTGAGTTTGGTGAGTTTTTCAAATCTTTATGGGGTGGTTTATTTAACTGGTTCGCTTCTAAGTTTGAATGGTTAAGTAATGCATTTTCAAAGATTAAAGATATAGCTAAGAGTGTAGCCTCTTTTTTGGGTTTTAGCGATGATGAGAAAAAAGTTGATGGAGAAAAACATCAAGATTTGCAAAATGATAACTCTAGAATCCGTCAGGGTATAGTAAGATCAGGTGCTCCAAAACATGAAGCAAGACAAGCTGAAATTGCTGCTTTATCCAAAAGAAGTGATATTTCTACAAAAAATGAAATCAATGTAAATATTAATGGAACTTTTAACATAAGTTCAAATAATGGAGTATTTGATTTAAAGGCTTTTGCAAAAGAAGTTGAAAAGAGTGTTTTAAGTGCCTTAAATAAAAATGCAGATAAAAAAGCACAAACAACAATTTGGGGTTAAAATGATATTTTGTTTAGGAGATTTTGAGTTTGAAGCTTTAAATGTAGACGCGCTTGAAAAAAATTACGAATATGGCATTAGGGGTGTTGAACGCATTAATAATCACAATGCTTTAATCAGCGTTGCTAAGGTCAATGAAAGTATTAAAATAAGTGGCAAAACCTTGCCGCTTAGTAAGGATAAAAACACTTATTTAGATACCTTAAAGCAAATGGCTTCTCAAAATAAAAGCTATGCAATGTGCAGTGCGAGTGGGGTTTATTTTGGAAAATTTGCGATTTTAAGTATCAATGAAAGACAAAGTGCATTCTTAAATGGAAGTGGTTTTTTAGTACAAAGTTTTGAACTGAATTTACAAAGGGATTTTGATGAGTGAGAATTTCATAAAGTACTTGAAAGATTATGGGGAAAACACGCTAGTGTTTGGGTCGGGAAGCCTTTAGGGGTTTCAAAAGGGCGAAGCTCTTTGTCGCAAGGGGCGATTTACTCGCACCGCGAAATTAAAAAAGGACTATTTGATGAGTGAGATTTACATTGCAAAAAATAAAGAAAGACTTGATAGCGTGGTTTATAAACATTATGGAACGCTTTTGTATTTTAATCAAGTTTTACTAGCCAATCCAAAATTGGAACCTCTTTTAAAAACAGGAGATAAAGTGATTTTACCAAAGATAAAAATTGAAGAAAACAAGGAAGAAGCTTTATGGTAAAACAGCCTAATTTTAAAATAAAGGCAAATGATAAAGATATAACGCAAAAAATCAGCCAAAACTTAATCAGTCTAAGCTTTGATGATAAGGCTAGGGATGAAAGCGATGAGATTAGTATCAGTTTGAATGGGCTTTATGCAAGGGCGCCTTTTGGCGATAAGCTAGAACTTTGGCTTGGATTTGATGAAGAGCTTTTTAAATGCGGGACTTTTAGCATTAATAGCTTTAGTAAAAATTATAGCTCTAAAACAACAGATATTAAAGCTACGGCTATTAATTTTGCTAGCAATATTAAAAATAAAAAATCAAGAACTTGGGAAAATACTAATCTTGCGGATATTGCTTTAAAAATTGCTACAGAAAATAAGCTAAAAGCGAAAACAAATAATGCAAGCAAAGCTTATATCCAGCATGAACTTCAAAATAATATAAGCGATATTGAGTTTATCTATACTCTATGTGCGAAGTATGGTTTTTTAGCTTGCATAAAAGAACAAACTCTTATCACCATAGAGCAAAAAGAGGCAGCACAAGAGGGTATAAAAGGTGGTGGAAAACAAGTTGGTGGCATTAAATATACTTTAGATCTAAGTGAACTTAGTGATTTAAGCATTAGCATTAAAAATCGCAATGATTATACAGGCGTTAAACTAACTTGCCAAGATATAGAGCAAGGTATCGTTAAATCTGTGTTAAGTGGTAATGACGAAGGTGCCGTCTATGAACTAAAAAGGGGTGGAGTGAAAAACGATAGCGAAGCACTTAATTTAGCAAATGCTAAACTCAATGCTTTAAATAAAGGAGCATATGAGGGAAGTTTTACCATGATAGGAAAAAATATCAAAGCAGGAGCAAGCTTAGAAATAAAAGGTATAGAAGAAAAGGCTATTTTTAGCATTAAAGATGTAAAACACGACTTTTCTTTAAGTGCTTATACTATAAGTGTGAATTTTGAAGGCTAAGCAAGGAAAGCCTTAGCCTTCCTTTTTCTAAAAACTAGCAAAAACATTATAGCTTTATTTTTAAAGACTGGCTTTTTAAATTTTATTTTGAAAGGAGTTTGTATGAAAAATACAGATAACTTTCTAAAAACTAGCTCATTAATTAAACCTACACAAACTAAATTAAAAGCTCCGTTTGCTTGGGTGGGTGGTAAAAACTATTTAGCCAAAGAAATCATTGCTTTAATACCTGAGCATAAAAGTTATATTGAAGTTTTTGGCGGAGCTTTAAGTGTTTTTTATCAAAAAAGTGCTTCAAAAATAGAAATCATTAACGACATTAACGACGATTTAATCAATTTACATCTTTGTATAAGAAACAAACCGCAAAGTTTAGCTAATATTTTAAATTCTATGATAATAAGTAGAAAAATCTTTTATATGTTAAAAAACAAAGAAATCAAGCCAAAAAATGACTTAGAAAGAGCAGCTTTTTATTTTTATCTTATCAATACTTCTTTTGGATCAAGTATGGGACAATTTGCTATGAGCAAACAAAGAACACCAAAAAGATTATATAGGGATTTTAGCTTGCATACAAAAAGACTTAAAAATGCTAGTATTGAAAATAAAAGCTTTGAATATATCTTAAAAGAATATGATTATAATGAAGCTTTATTTTATTTAGATCCACCTTATGTAGGGACTGAGAGTTATTATAAAAACACAGGAGGTTTTGGGCTAAAAGAACATGAGCTTTTATGCAAGTCGCTAAAAAATATCAAGGGTAAGTTTATGCTTTCTTATAATGATTGTGATTTGGTAAGAGAGCTTTATAAAGATTTTAATTTTAAAGAATTAAAAGTAAGGTATTCTTTAAATAATAATGTTTTAAAAAGAAAAGAAAGTAAGGAGCTTTTGATTATGAACTTTTAGCAAGAAAGAGTAAAAATACTCTCTTTTATTTTAGTAAAGAGCTTAAAAACTTTAGGGCTTCTTTGCTAAAATCTTTATTGCTTTCTTCTAGATACTCTTTATCTAAAATAGCTCCGTATTTTAATAAAAGTAAAATCGCTCCAAAATTATTGTGAGTTACTGCATAAAACATAGGCTTTTCACCCATACATTCTTTAGTAGCACTCATACCATTTTTAAGATATTCTAAAACAAGTTCATTGTTATGGTTGCAAATTGCGTTTATAAATCTTTTGCTAACACCTTGTCTTATGTCTGCTGATACTCTATCCATCTTTATATCCTTTTGTTTTTAAAGACAAGATTAGCTTCGTTTGGCTGAATGTGTGCTGCTACATTCTAGAAAACTCTCCGATTACCACACCAATTAGCAAAAAATCTCCATTTTTATAAAAGACATCTTCATATAAAGGATTTAAAGAGTGTAAAATCACTCCATCAACTTGCTTTAAAACCTGTTTGATAAAAAGTCCATCTCTAGTATTAATCACACAAATACTTTTATTCTTAAAGGTTTTATTTCTATCTATTACACAAATACTTCCATCTTTTATAAGTGGTTCCATACTTTCTCCATAGCAAGTGATAAACTCACATTTTTTACTACCAAAAAAGTTTAATAGTTTTTCATCTACAATAAGTTCAGAACAAGCTATTAAATCATTAATCCCACCTCCACCTAAACTCGCATTTGTTTTATAAAGCTTTAAAATTTTATATTTGTTTTCACATTCTAATTGATCTTTAGGAGAGACACCATAAAAGAAGTAATTAATGCTTATGTTTCTTTCTTGTAAAAAATTGAGTATTTGTGGGTAAGGGATGGAATTTCTAAATTTCATGGAGTTAAAAGTATCTGGGTGGATACCTAATTCTTTAGCAATATCTTTAGTTTTTAATTCTTTCTTACCTTCACTTGCTAAAATATCTTTTAATTTCTCAATCACCTCTTGCATTTGCATGTTAAATCCTTTGATTTTAATTTCAAAGAATTTAAACATAAAATTTCAAAAAGCAATAAAAAGATTTTATTTTGAAAGATTAAAATATGGATATGAATTTCGTGTTAGAAATCAAAGTGAAAAAATAAGACTTTGATTTTAAGTGTCAAATGACTTTGATTTGTAAAGCGGTTTTATA